ATTCCACCTACTGGTACTCCACCTGCTGCTGCTGCTGTATCATTGGCGAAGTTTAATGCTTTTATTGTGGATGATTTTAAGTTGTTAAGTGTTACATCACCACTACTACTCCAATTTATATTATTATTTGCTAAATAACCACTACCATCAGCAGTATTAAAGTATGCAACAATTACACTACCACTAATACTCATATACTGCTCAACGTCATCTAATACCATTTGTGTAGCATTATTGTCTGGTCCTAAATCTCCAAAAGTTACAACACCATCGGAAACACTTAAAAATCCATCCGGATATGAAGGTGTATATACATTAAGATAACCATTATTTACATTCAACGATTGTAAATTAGCAACACCATTAGTAGTAATATTACCAACTGAATCTACATTAAAGTATGCTTCGCCGTCTTTAGTTAATTGTATTCCGTTAGTATTAATACCCCAAGCATTATTACCATCATCAGTATGACCGGCGGCATAACTTCCTCCTATATAATATCCTGTTTGAGAATCTTCGTCGCTTCCTGACGCAGCACCTGAACCTATACTCCAATTTCTTGCAAATTGAGTATTAAATCCACTTACTCCATCAGGATTTAATCCCCAACCCATACCAGTTCCAACATCGTACGGTGCAGTTCCTGAAATCCCGAATCCTGAAAGACTATAACCATAACTATCTCCATCTGGAGTAACTGATGCTGAGCTTATATTGTCTACATTGTAATAAGTATGAGCACCCATTCCATCATTGGCATCTGGATTATTTATAGAAAGAGAGCCGCCTGCTGTATATAAATTTCCTGCACTTATTTGACCCCTTACGTTCAAATTCCCATTTCCACTGAAAGTAGCTATTGGGTAGTCTTCATCATAATCGTAACACCAAAACCTAAATTCTTCAGCAGCATCATTAACCTCCATAAAAGTGCCATCTCCACCATTAGGGTGTCCAAATCTTGTAGCAGTTACAGTAGGCGCAACCAAGTTACCGTTTTGGTCAACTGTCATTCCTCCATTTCCTGCCCATATACTTCCATCGTTGCCAAATGCGGTTACTATCCTCGGTGCATCGTCACCATCTTCATATCCATTAGGTCGCCAAATTTGAAAAGCATTAGCCCATACCTTTATATTTCCATCATCATCATTGATGTCTAAAATAGTACCTCCACCGTTTCCATTCCAATCGCCAAGTATTGTTTCAGTTTCAACAGCATATATACCAGCCGATTTCTGCACACCTATTGTTACATTATTATCAAATCCCCAAAAAGGCGCTGTAATTACTTCGTTAGCAGTGGGGTCAAATCCACCACCTTCTGGCATATCCTCATACACGCCATTTATTACTTCAGTAAAATATTCTCTTACATCGCTTGCAGCAGTCCTCCCACCAACACCATAACTACGTATGTATGTGGGTAAACTATCCAGTAATGTTTGTTTATTGTTAGGCATCTTCTTAAATTTTAATTAGTGGAAGTTTTGCAACATTTTTCACGCGCGTTTCTACGCCACCAGTATTTTTTGTGTAATACCCATGCCCAGCCAAATCATCCAATGTGTTTAAATAGCCTGCTGGTTTATTTCCACCATTCCCAATTGCTGTCACAGATTGTTGCTCATGGCTATGCGTAGGAAATCCATCATGCTCATATCCGCCCACTTTTTCATAAATCCTTCCTGCATCAATACCCCTACTCAAATCTAAGTACCTATCACTCATTCCCCTTTCGTCCGGCAATCCAAATGTGGTGCTACCATCGCCCGTATGAAAGCAACCCTTGTATGGATATACAGTAACAGTTGCACCAGCGTCATTGGTAATAGTTTGGCTGCTACCCCACAACGATGCACTTACTAGGTTAAAATAACTATGTGAGGTATCACTAACAAAATTCCAAAGTCTAGGATAATCGGCCCTGTTCACAACCCTGCCGTCCTTCAGTAGCGTTCCCCTTCTTTCCATTATACCCAAAACACCATCCCCTACCTCACCTATGGTTGCGCTGCAATCCAATATTTCCAAAGCAGTACTGCCAACTATTATTTTTACAAACTCCCCATCATGTAAATACAGCTTACTCAATGTCGTGCCACCCCAAATAATAGAATTGCCGCTAGCTGGATTTATTGTAAGGCTCTTGCCGCCCATACACTTTATAAAGAAAATGTTATTAGCAGTCAATACGCTAATATCATTAAAGTTGATAGCGATATTGGCAGAAGCTGTATCGCCATTTATTACAGCTCCGGCGTGACTGTCTAAAATATTAAAGCCATTACTGGCTGTAATAATACCAGCCGCCCTTAGCCAAATGCCGCTTTGCTCTTTAAGCCATTCAGTCCTATTAGTCAAAGATTGGGCTTGTAAGTTGGCTATACCACCAGCACCGCCCAGAACGGAATCTGTCGTTTCTATTTGGTAAACGTCATCGAATGATGTTACGGGAGTTAAGTTCATAATATTATGCTATTGATATTTGCCATGTACCCACTAGCTTAACAGAACTTGTTTTCGCTATCGTGGCCCTTGTTTTCCTACTAAATAAATTGCCATTGCTATCAATCAATCCAAACTCGTTGATACTTAAACCATTCGCCACCCCTGTACCAATCGTAAAATTGAATTGTACCGTTAGGGCATCAGGATAAGTCACACTATCCACAGTTACGCTATTGCCAGAAGAAGGCGTTAAGGCCGTATCGGTAACAGAAGGTGCGGTTGCATTTGTACCAACTCCCACAGTGTTTAATGGATACCCACCACTACCCCCCAATAGTTTGGTAATGTTTGTTTTTCCAGTGTTTACAATAAGGTTTTTGTCGGTAAAGCTATCTAACACTTTGCCTGTTGCAACATCTATAACTTGTACAGAAAGAATGCCCACTAAATCTTTTTTATCTTTAAGTATATTCATCTTAAACGTGTATTATTGTTATTTCCAAACTGTCACCATCTGCGCTATAATCAATTGTGCCATCATAATAATGTACACCGTTGTAAAATTTATTTACCCCAACCGTAAGTGTGTCTGCTTCGTCCACTTCTGGGTTAATGCTTCCGTCATCATTCAGTACTATTGCAGCATCACTAAAAGCTATCGAGTAATCAATTGCCGATAAAATACTTCTGGCATTTTTCCACTCATTTACCAACTTAACCAGAGCCGCTACTTGAACTACATTAACTGTTTGATCATCATTAAGCGTAATGTTTATACTAAACTTTGCCCAATTTCCCTCAACACCCTCTGCTATTACTGCATCTTTACAACCTATACTAATCAATGCCTGTCTCAAACTCCACACGGTACCTCTGTATTTATGTAATGCAATAGCATTTTTTATTAGTGTCCTGCGCTGGTCATCCGTGCTACATAAATCGTATCCTTTATAGCCAAGTACATCAAACTGTTCTGCCAAAAAATAAAGAGCCGAAGAATCAACAATATCAATGATATAAACTAAAACCTTACTTAAATCTACGTTAGCATACCAAGCCGCATCGCTTTGTTCCCACGCTGCCAAGTCTTGTATATGCGATATGCTATCCGCTAAGGCTATCTTTTCGTTCATAATCTATTTTATACATAACCAACTATACTTACAGTTATTCCCGTACACATAGCATAGTGGTACTCATCTATACTTACATCATCTGTTGGGTCAGTCATACTCACATTATATACACTACCTTCTATCATGCACCAACCCATTATTTGCGCTTTTATAATATCCCTACCCAATTGATTAAGCCCCGCATTTACATACGCCTGTAACTGTTGGTTTACTTGTGCCAAAATAGCTGTTGAATCTACCCCACTAAACAAGGTAAGTCCAACGTTTATCGAGTATTCGGTTACAATAGGGGAGGTAACTATTACTGTATCACAAAGCGGCCTTACTTTTTCAGCGCTGCATATTGCCAATACCAAAGCCTTAATTTCTGTAGATGGCAATACTCCACCTGCACATAACGGGTAAATATGCACTGTACCAGGTGTTTCAGTAGTATTTGTAACATCAAGGTTATTGATACCCACATCAACTATCGACGGGTGCGCAGTCTTGGCCCAAAATATATACGCATCTGTTGGCCCCGCTACGCTAAAACTATTCGGTGCTAGTTTTATTCTGCCATACAGCCCCGCATCCGTTTCATCATCGGTACCACCATTGGTAATATCAATATTTTCAACACTAACTACAAATGGCTGAGGATCCAATAATGTACTTACACTTCCTATTGCATAATTATTTCCTATTGTTCCACTAGTGGCACACGTAGCCGAAACAGTTCCGCTTGTATCTCCATCATCTATGTTTATCCCTTCATCGGTTGTAAATACAACCTGTTCGTCACTGCTTTGTATTCTAGTGCCAGCAGGAATATATGTTCCAGTGTTTCCACCGTCCAATGTAAATGTTATTGTACACCTAGCAGTAGCGGAAGCCAATCTAGTAACGCCCACCAATTCAGCTAGGTAGTCCAAGGCACTACCAGTGGCAAAAGCAGCTAAGTTTTGTCTCGCTGCTTCATTAAGGGCAATGTTATAAACCATTCTAGCGTAGGCCCTGCTATTTACTTGCAACATTTCAATGTCAGCCGGTGCAATAGCTCTGCCCAATCGTGTCTGCATATCTGCTAACAGGTCGGCTTGTATTGCGCTTGCATCCTCTGTAACGAATGTTGGTAAACCCATTTTAAATTACTTTAACTATTATTACTGCGTTAGGGTATCTGTTGGTGTAGAGTACTAGTTGAAATTTCTTTGTATAAAAGTCATCTCCAAAATCATCGCTAAAGTCCCCTGGTATTTCTTCAATCTCCCATGTACCATATTGCCCCCAGTTTATTACCGCCCATTGCCTCAATTCATTCAAGGTATAACTTACGGTATCTGTAGC